GCCTTAGCGAAATCGTGTGTCATATCGTGTCTCCATTGTCGACGAAGTCGGAAAAGTCGGACCAGTCGATATCGTCAGCATTTAGGTTGATACCTAGGATCAGGTTTAGAAGGTGGAACTCGTAGCGATCGTAAGCGTCTGGCAAAGTGCCATCTGCTCGGTCACTAGCTTTAATGGCTAGTTGCATCCAACGAGTTGATAGAGTGGGTGAAAGAATGCGCTCACGTGCAGGCAAATCGAACATGAAGTTGATTGCCTCGTTACTCATGCGAATGCTCAGTAGGTTAATGCTAGGTACTAACATAGGTATTGCTCCGATGTTTGATGGGACAGAATTGCCCCATATCGAAGAAAAGACAGACAACTGTCCATGAACATGGGCAGTTACCAACGAACAGTTAACCTTTGTCCGTGGTCAGGGTTAACAACGGAGTGAAATGTGTGCCACCAAATGAAATGCGTGCCGCCTGTGTGCCGCTTGTGTGCCACCAACGAAAAGGTAAGAAAGTCAGCAATGACGTGGGCTAGAGCAAATGTGTGCCATGTGTGCCACCTAAATTAGTCTTATTGGTATTTTAAAAGTCAATATTAGTAACTGTAATAATATGTAAGTAGGAATTAGGTGACACACATGACACACATGACACACACCTATGTAAGTCATTGATATGTATAGAGAATAATGTGTGCCAGAATGTGTGCCACCAAAACCTGTTCTGTAAGTCGTGACACACACCCCGTCGGGCAAGGGACGCGAGCCTCTGGCGAGTGGCCGTTGACCTATGTCATATGACCTATGCCCGTTGATCTATTAGATAAATTGCTAATGCGAGCTACCCCTTCGTTAAAGGTTACCGGACGTGCGTTATATATTAATGGGCAGATGACCTCTGTCCCCTGTCGAGTGGCAGCGGGCGATGGACATGTGACCGTGGCCAGATGCAAAGGGGTTACTGGCAGACAAGGTTCCGAATAATGGACATGAAACAAGGTTCCAATATCCGAAATCGGGATAGCCGTGGCCGGACTGAGGGGATACGAAGATAATGGGTTCGGGATTTGGATCACTTTTTTAAAAAAATTTTTCCAAAAAATTCTTCAGAAACAATTAGCTATGCTAATATGCTCAACCATGACATCAAACACAAAAGAGTGTATGTCATGTAAAAAGACCCTGGATGAGTCGGAATTCCGCATCGGACGCAACATGTGCATGGCCTGCAAGACGAATCAAGCCACGACTCGGATCTCATCGTCCTATGAGAATTACCTGCGTAACCTATATTCCAAAAGCAAATCTAGTGTTAAACAAGGCAGACGGGCCGATCACGTTGAATTCGATATTAAACCAGAAGATCTTGTTGCATTGTGGGCCAAGCAAGACGGCAGGTGCGCCATATCCGGCGTGTACCTTACACACCACGTCGACGGAAGTGGTAAGAAAGAATACAACGCCTCCATCGACAGAGTCCGTGGAGATGAAGGTTACACGATTCATAACGTCCAACTTGTCGCCTACCGCATCAACATCATGAAACACACCCTCTCAGAGGACATGTTTTACTGGTGGGTCAAGACAATTAACGATTTTTCTTGTGATTAATTATTAGTAGAGCTAATATACAGGATGAGCGACATTGAAGTAGTAGCAATTGACGGCCTAGACGCCGCAATTATCGGTTCCACAGTCCGAAACGGCCGTGAAGTACTTGCTTACAACTACGACAAAGCTGTCGCAATCATCATTGCCAACGGTTACTCAGAAGAGTACGCCGAAGAGTGGATCGCAGAAGTGTCATCGCATGATTTCGATGGCGCGCCTGCGTTTGTGTATTTTGACGACGACCAAGAGTTCTATGGATCAAGCGCACCCCCAGGAGCAACTATCCACTGACCTAGTCAGTGAGCACACTGAGTTTCAGTCGCACATCCCTTATATGGGCCTGTCACTGAACGATCTTACGGTGCAGCAGGAAAAGCTCGTCACATTAATTGCTAGCGGCATGACTATCGCTGCAGCAGGACGCGGCGCAGGTTATGCAAGCGCACAATCTGCCAGAGAAGCGTCTCTCAGGCCTGCTGTGCAACAAGCATTGCAATACTTCCGTGAGCAAATGCGCGAGGAAGTTAAGTTCGAGCGGCAAAACGCTCATCTAATGTATATGGACGCCTACCAAGCGTCGGCAACAGCCACTGAGATGAAAAACACGGTGGACTCACTTGTGAAGCTGCACGGATTGGCTCAGCCAGATACTGCTGTGCAGGTGAATGTGAATATGAATGCTACATCCAAGCAACTCGAACGGCTTAGCGATGAAGAGCTGTTAGAAATTGCCGGTAAACAAACTAATTACTTGGAGCCAGATGCCTCTTGACAGAAGACATCCCCAAGCGGACCTGTATTAGGTGTAAGAAATTACACCCTGAGACTCTCTATTCTGAGTCCAGCGGGCTCTGCGTCTACTGTAAGGCCGACGACGTTGATGCACTTCCAGAACCAGCTACTACTGACGAGTCTGAGTCCGAGGCAGAGGAGTTATCTCTTGAAGAAAAAGCAAAAGCAGAACTCGCCCTCCGTTTCCTCACAAGAAAACGGCTACTCCCTTTTGTCGAACGTTTTAACCCAGATTACCAAGCTGGTTGGGTACACAAAGACATATGTAGAAGACTCGAGCAATTCTCTCAGGACGTATCTGAGAAAAAGTCTCCAAGACTTATGCTCTTTATGCCGCCTAGACACGGTAAAAGCACATTGGCGTCAGTTGCGTTTCCAGCTTGGCACTTGGGCAGACACCCTCAACACGAATTTATTAGTTGCTCTTACTCGGGCTCGCTCGCAATGGGGTTCAGCCGTAAAGTGCGTCAGCTCCTACGTGAACCGACCTATAAAACTGCCTTCTCTACCAGACTCGACCCAGATTCGCAGTCTGCTGAAGCGTGGCTTACTACTAATGGCGGGGGTTTTGTTGCTGCCGGTGTTGGTGGCGGTATTACTGGTAAGGGTGCTCATATCCTTGTCATCGACGATCCGGTAAAGAACCGAGATGAAGCAGAGTCCCAAAACGCCCGAGATTCGTCTTGGGACTGGTATACGTCTACGGCGTACACCCGTCTTGCCCCTGGTGGCGGTGTGCTGGTTATTCTTACTCGTTGGCACGATGACGATCTTGCGGGACGACTACTTAAAGCAGCAGCTGACAACGGCGAGCAGTGGGAGGTCGTTAACTACCCAGCACGGGCAGAGGTCGACGAACAATTTAGAAAGGCCGGAGAGGCCCTTCACCGCGAACGCTACGACGAGACAGCACTAGAACGTATTGAAAAAGCCGTTGGCCCCCGTGATTGGTCAGCGCTGTATCAACAGAATCCTGTGTCAGATGACGGTGATTACTTCACCAGAGACATGATTCAGTACTACGACCGAGATGAAGTCGACTACAGCCAGATGCGCTTCTACGCGGCGTGGGATTTAGCGATCGGTAAGAAGGATCGGAACGACTTCACTGTAGGCATGGTGGTGGGCGTCGATGAGTACGACCAGTTATTCGTTGTTGATGTGGTTCGCGGCAAGTACGACGGCTTCGAAATTGTTGAGCGGATACTTGACCTCTACGAGGTTTGGAAACCATCAATAATCGGCATCGAAAAAGGACACATCGAGATGGCCCTCGGCCCGTTCCTAGAGAAGCGTGTCCGAGAACGCGGCCTATACGAAGCGTATTTCAAGGACCTCAAGACAGGACGCAGGGATAAAGAAGCACGAGCACGAGCTATCCAGGGACGAATGCAACAGGGCATGGTTTGGTTGCCCAAAGACGAACAGTTTACAGGCCCTTTGGTAGCAGAGTTACTGCGCTTCCCGAACGGCGTACACGACGATCAAGTGGATGCACTGGCGTGGTTAGGTCTAATGATGACTGAATTTGCCACATACCAAGCACCCGTTGTCCACGTTGCCTCTTGGCGCGATCGTCTCCCTTTCCTCGGTAAAGAGGTACGAAGTAAAACAGCTATGGGCGCTTAACCATGAAAAAGACAACAAGACTCACCCCTGAGAAAGAGCAGCAGATTGCGAGCTTTCAATGGGATCGATACGTAAGAGCACGAGATCACGGCCATCTCGAATATATCTACATGGCCAAGAAGTGCGATGACTTCTATCGAGGTGACCAGTGGGACGAAGAAGACGAAGCGATGCTTGAGTCTGAAGGTCGCCCCGCTCTTACTATTAATACGATACTCCCTACTATTAATACGATTCTTGGCGAGCAGTCCACACGCAGAGC